TAATCTAAATACCCAAAGGTAGCGTAATACATATGCTTTCAACAAAATATCGTCTTAGATTGGAGTTTATTTGTAAATGTATAATGAATGGCGAAGAGGTAAAATTAGACGACATGATCTGGGCTGATAAATTAGCGAAAGCAAATAGATCCGCTGCTGAAATGCTTAGGCAAGCAAGGCGAAAATCTCAAAATCCAGACATGGAGGAAGGTAGTCTTGATGATTTTATGAATAGGATGGATTTAGGAGATCCTGATCCATCCAATCATAAGAGTGGATTTGATAGTCCAGATGAAATTGCAGAATGGTTTCACAAAGAAAAAACTGATGATTGGAGACAACGTGACTGAAAGAAATGATGTACCAAGATGGAGAATAGGCAGAATTGCCGAAGAATTGAAAGGTGAAGTTAAGTATTACACCTGTTATCATAGCAACAAAAAAGTATCTAAAAAAATTGTTATTACTTATGAAGAATCTTGAGAATGAAACCAGAAAATTATTGATGAGAATACAACTTGATAATGTTGTTAAACTTTTGAATGCTCAACTTTATGAGCAAGATGTTTTAGATACTAATGGAATACCAAAAAAACGTATTGTAATCACTTACGAGGAGAAAGACTAATGGGTCCAATTGTTTTATATTCTAACGGAAATCAAGAGTGTGATCGAGCCAGGTCACTTTTGGAAACACTCAAAGTTCAAATTCAAGAATATAAATTAAATAATCACTTTACTGAGAGAGCATTTATTTCTGAGTTTGGTGAGGAAGCAGAATATCCACAAGTCTCTATCGGATACAAACACATTGGTGGATTGAAGGATGTGCTACACTATATGAAGGAAAATGGTCTAATAAAATGAAGACTCCAAATTGGCAGCACAACTCTGGTAAAGATAAAAAAGGTAGAGGAGTCTGTAAAGGTCGTCTTCGATCCAGAAAAGAGTCCTTGAGACAGTTGAAGAACCGGTACATGACCTCCCCGAAACGGGAGGTTTCGTCGTATATTGGATTCAACTGAAACGAACCGATGGCAGTCTCTCACGAAATCAAGTCACAACTTGCCAAGCTTCTTGCCACAGAAGACCTTGTTGTAGAGCACAGAAAAGTAGAGACTGCCTGCTTTAACGTTCATACACGGGTTCTGACTCTTCCTATGTGGGAGAAAGCAAGTAATGAAGTATATGATATGCTTGTCGGTCATGAAGTCGGACATGCCCTTTATACTCCCGATGAAGACTGGAGAGAAGAGTATGATGTTTCTCCACAGTTCGTAAACATTGTGGAAGATGTTCGCATCGAGAAACTGATGAAGCGTCGTTATGCCGGTATTAGTAAAACTTTTTATCGTGGATATAATGAACTTGCCGATGAAGATTTTTTCTGTCTTGAAAATGAAGACCTTTCTAAGATGAATCTTGCCGATCGTGTAAATCTATATTTCAAGATTGGTAATTTCTGCGATATTTCTTTTCGAGAATATGATGAGATGCCTATTGTTCGTATGATTGAAGAGTGTGAGACTTTTGCAGATGTTCTGCTTGCCGCAGAAGTTCTTTATAAATTTTGTAAAAAAGAATCTAATGAAGAACAACCTAATGTAAATAATTCACAGAAAAATTCTGAGGGAAAAGAAGGTCCGTCTCAAGAAAGTAAAGATACTTCTAATGGTCACGAAGATTCTCAAGAAAATCCTCAAGAAACTTCTGATAGCATGGAACAAACTACTCAGACAACTTCTTCTCCTCAATCTGGGGATGATGAACCCGAAGTTAAGACTGTGAATAATTTAGAAGATTCTTTGAAAGAATTGATTGATGAAACTGGTAAAGAAACTGGTTATTATGAAATTCCTAAAGTAAATATTGAAACTATTGTTATTCCCAACAAGACTATTCATGAAAATTGTGAATCAGCATGGGAAACTTGTAGTGAATCAGACAACCTCCTCTCTGTAGATAAAGCTTATGCAGAATACAAAATCTCGGCACAAAAAGAAGTCAATTACCTCGTCAAAGAGTTTGAGTGCCGTAAGTCCGCAGACTCTTATGCTCGTGCTACTACTAGTCGGACTGGAGTTCTTGATACAGGCAAACTACACACTTATCGATATAATGAAGACTTATTCAAAAAAGTGTCGATAATCCCTGACGGTAAAAATCATGGACTTGTATTCATTCTTGATTGGTCTGGTTCCATGGCTAACGTTATGCTTGATACTGTCAAACAGTTATTCAATATTGTTTGGTTCTGTAAAAAGGCAAATATCCCCTTTGATGTTTATGCCTTCACAAATGATTATCCAAATCAAAGATATTCTGATGATCCCAAACCCTTGGCAGAAGAACGTGTTGGTGCATTTACTTTGGGTAATTGGTTCTCACTGATGAATATACTCACTAGTAAAGTGAGCGCAAAAGAACTTGAAAGGCAAATGAAGTCTATCTTTCGTATTGCTTATTCTTTCCGCACTTATGTTTTTTATCCTACTCCCCTTGGTATGGGATTATCTGGAACTCCACTGAACGAAAGTCTTGTGTGTCTTCATGATATCTTACCTCTCTTTAAAAAAGAATACAAAGTTCAAAAAGTTCAATGTGTTATTCTTACTGATGGTGAAGGAGCACCATTGAAAGTATTTAAAGAAATCAAACGTCCATGGGAAGAAGCCCCTAGAAGATGTCCAATGTGGCCTTCCGAAAATTCATTCCTTCGTGATCGTAAAACCGGAAACACATATGCCTTAAATACAACATACAGTCATTATTCTAATTTTACTACTGTTCTCTTAAACAATCTTAGAGATAATTTTTCTGATGTGAATTTCATTGGGATTCGTATTATTCCTCCCAGAGAGATTAATAGTTTCATCAAGGGTAATAATTATGAAAAAAATATCAAGATTTGGAAAAAAGATCGAGCAGTATCTTTGATAAATGTTGGATACCACAAATATTTTGGTATTTCCTCTACAAATCTTTCTAATGAATCTGAGTTTGATATTAGTAATAATGCCACAAAAACTCAAATCAAGAATGCTTTTGCCAAAAGTCTGAAGTCTAAAAAAATGAATAGAAAAATTCTTGGAGAGTTTGTGGAGCTTATTGCCTGATAAATATTTTTATAGTAAATGGTAACACAAATGTCTAGATTTGGAGATTTAGTGGGTGGTAAAAAAGCACCTGCTTCTACACCTGCACCAGCACCTTCTGCTCCCACTCCTCCTGCGCCTGTAGAAGTCGCTACTCCAGAAGCAACTTCTATTGCTCCAGAAGAGGTTGTTGAAACTATTTCTGATGAAAGTGATGTTTCACTCGATACTATGAGTAAGGCAGAACTTGAAGAATATGGTAGAGAATTGGGAATTGAACTTGACAAGAGACACAGTAGAAAGAGATTGATTGGAGAAATTGAGGAAGCACTGGACAATCTTTGAACTGTCTACTCTGCCCCTGACTCTGCCCCACTCTGCCCTATAATAACTTCAGTTGAAACAAACCACCTACATCATGTCCTTGTCTTCTGATTACATTCGTACTTCTCTCCAAAGTCTTTATGGAGATTTGGTTACAAGTGGAGATATTCGTGCTTGGTGCGCGATGAATAGTGGAAGTTATCAAACCATTACGAATAAACTAGAACAGTATAAGATTAGTCGTGGCAAATGGAATCTTGAAGTGACGCAACAAAAAGTAGAGCAAATCGAAAAAAATTATCAGGCACCTGCTGCTCTACCTGCTATTGAACAAAACCTTATTCCTCAGAAAGATGATACCTTCATCCGCTTTGGTAACTTCGGTGATATTAAAAAAATTATTCAGTCCCGTCTTTTTTATCCGACGTTCATTACGGGATTGTCCGGTAATGGTAAAACTTTTTCAGTTGAACAAGCGTGTGCCCAACTCGGACGAGAACTCATCCGTGTAAATGTTACTATCGAAACTGATGAAGATGATCTTATTGGTGGTTTCCGTCTTGTTAATGGCGAAACCGTCTGGCACAATGGCCCAGTCATTGAAGCCCTCCAGCGAGGTGCTATTCTGCTCCTTGACGAAATCGACCTCGCAAGCAACAAAATCCTCTGTCTTCAGTCAATTCTTGAAGGAAAAGGAGTTTTCCTCAAGAAGATTGGCAAATTCATTACGCCCGCAGAAGGTTTCAACGTATTCGCAACCGCCAATACAAAAGGTAAAGGTTCCGATGACGGACGATTCATTGGTACTAATGTGCTCAACGAAGCCTTTCTTGAGCGTTTCCCCGTAACCTTTGAGCAAGAGTACCCCACTCCTGCCAATGAAGCAAAAATTCTTAGTAAAGTTGCTGATACTCTTGGCATTAATGATGATAACTTTATCTCTCGTCTAGTTGATTGGGCAGATATTATTCGTAAAACTTTCTTTGATGGAGGTATTGATGAAGTTATCAGTACTCGTCGTTTGATTCACATTATTCGTGCTTATAGTATCTTTGGTGATAAGGTAAGTGCAATTCAAAATTGTATCAATCGTTTTGATGATGAAACTAAACAGTCTTTTATTGAACTGTATGATAAGGTAGACGCCGATTTTAAGATGCCTGACGATAATACTTCTGTCTCTAATGTTGACGAACAGGAGATTGCCTGATATAATGACTAATGCTTGGAGTTTACTTTA